AGTCTGTTAATGTAGATTCTCCTTGTCCATGCTCAATTACTTTTTGTAATAATGCAGAGAGTGTTGACCAGTGTTGTACTGTTTGATCGGGTGTTAATAGAATAATTTTCATAGTTAATTTGGTGGAGTTGGCCAAGTTACGTTATAAGGATAACCTGATTGTTTAGAAACATCCCTAAGCTGTTGCCTGTATGTTTGCCAATTTGTTGGTATAAGTGTTCCTGTATCTACTGCTTTAATAACGTACCAGTCTGTTGCATTTAACAATTCTTTTTGTTGTAGGTCTACTACTAAAGCAGCATTATCATAATCTGATCTATCAGGTACTTGAATAAAACCATTGCTAGTTACTTGCCATTTACCTGCAAAAGGTGTAAGACTATCATAAGTATCTTTATCTATTTCTGTAAAGTCAGGATTAGCAATTTTCCAAGCATCAACTTGTTCTCCTACTAACTGAGCCATTTGAGTGATAAAGTTATTGTTATCTTTTAAATAAAAATAATATAAGTTCATAAGTATAAGTACTGATAATTTGCAGTTCCTGTATATAAAGCGCCACCGTTAGAGACAGCCCTCATTTGAAACCTAAACGAGTTAGTATCTTCAAATACAAGTATAATAGATTTAGCTTGAAAACCAATTAATGGTGCTGAATCAGGACTGTCCCAATAAATAATTGGAATAACAATACGACCAAGACCATGGGTAATTGTTGCTTCACCAATACCGTTAACCATTGACATAGAACCATTACTAATAGGATAGCTAACAATTTTTAATCGTCCAACAGTTAGATCAGCAATAGCGCCATTAGCCGCTGTAATTGAATCTACTGCCATTTTATTTGCAGTAATAGAACCAGCATTAATTTTAATAGCAGTTACTGCATTAGCAACAATCTTATCAGATGTAACAGCATCAGCTGCAATCTTATCTGCAATAATAGCACCAGCTTCAATCTTAACTGCAGTAATAGCACTAGCCGCAATAGCCTGAGCACCAATAGTTAATGCCGCAATATTAGCACCAGTAATTGTATTAGCAAAAATCTTATCGCCTGTAATTACACCTGATTGAATGTTGTTTGCTACAACCGAGTTAGCCGCAAGATTACCTGTTGACGGGTTGATAGCCGCTACTGCAGTTTTAGCCGCAGTAACTGCACCATCAAGAAGTTTTAATTCTGATACTGCACCTGTAGCAATCTGTGCGGCAGATACTGTGTTAGGTCTTAAGTCGCCAAAGGCTTGATCAAGAGCCGCAACATTAAGCTTAGTAGCCGTTACCGCATTAGCTGCAATTTTAAGTTCTGTTATTGCACCATTTAAGATTTCATTAAGAGAAATAGTAAGGGCAGGAACAATAATATCCAAATCAATAGCAGTGCCATCATCTATCTTCCAGTGATAGTCTGGCGGGGAAGTATTAACAGCAAACTTAATCTTACGACCACCTAGAATAAGGTAGTAAAGAAAGTTTATAGTTCCAAAAGGAAATGCTGAAAGATACCAAGTATAGTCTGCTGGATTAGTTGACTCAGTAGATGAGTCACTGTTATAAATACCAAAATAAGTTTTGTTAGTAGGTGTATTAGAAAACCCAGTACCTACGTTATCATTAGCATATTTAACTTGAATGTATTGATACGTGTATGATCCGGGTTCTCCTGCTGGGATATTAGGACTTACTGAAGCTGCTGTTCCTGTATCCCCAATATTTAAACTGATGTCATATAGATAGGCATCAAGGTCTTTATTACCTGTTATAGGAGGATTAAACATAGATTATCTCCGATCAGCTGGTCGTACATCAAATGCAAGAGTAGGAAGTCTCCAATAGTCTGTTGATGTAATATATAGATTCATTACACGACCATTAACTCTTGGATCTACTTTGTAGCCTTGAGACTTTTGATTGTTAGGGAGAAATGTAAATACATCCGCAGACGTATATGTAGGATTATCTATATAATTATTTTGACCCAGTACTTTAATACTAATACTAGCTGAACTCGATACTTTATCAAATATAGGATATATAGCATTGATAAGGGAACTACCAGTTAAGTCTCCTGTATTAATCTTCTTAGATATATAAGAGTCGTATGCTACAAATGTTGTACCATTATACATAAGGTAAGCATCATTTGTAATTAATGTTTGTGTTGAGTTAGTTGTAAACAATAGCTCTTGTTTAGCATAATTAAAAGTATTACTAACATTCTGTGGAGCATTAAATGTATAAGTAACATTAGCTAATGTTCTTTTTGTCCATGTATTATTTTTATAATTAAATATAAGAGCTTCAGTACAAGTAGTAGAAGTTCCTTTAGGATAGTTAATCCAGATCTCTTTAAAGAAAAAATTACGTACAACATGAACCTTGTTAGTCTGACTCTTATTAAGGTTACTAAAGAAATATTTTTTAATACGGAAGTCAGCAATAGATTCAATAGCACCTGAACCATTATGAACATAGATATCATTACGATCTACTACAAAGTGACTACCATCAAACTCACATACACAATCTGTATTTAAAATACCATAAGACTTTGAGTATGGGGTTACTTTAGAGACATTACCAATAGACAATATATTAATACTGTCTTCAGAATAAATAAACATGCTACCACGTAAGTCAAGCATATCGAGTACTTGAGAAGTAGAACTTAATTCAAACTCATCTGCTGTGTCTGTTGTAGCTCCGGGTTGCCATACTTGTGGGATGTTACCTGTAGGCGCTTGGGTAGAAACACGTACAGTTCCTGGGGCATATGTTACAACACCACTTTCGGTTAATGTAAGGTTAGCCGCAACAAGAGAATAATTAAGTGAACGAATTACTTTAGCAGTTACTGTAAGACCAGCTAAATAATTCCATCCGGGTAAAGGTTGAAAGGTAGATCCTGCTGAAGGACTACCATATAAACAATATAGTGGAGTTGTCTGACCGTTGTTTACTACAACAGCAAATCCACCATTAAAGAGAGTACCTTGCCAATCACTGTTGTTGTATACTATATCAGCAGAGGAAAACATATTAGATGAATTCCCTGCCGCATCTACACGAACAATAGCTCCATTCTTAGCAAAGATATTATAGCCTTGGTCTGGTCTTTTCCAATGAATACCATAGTCAGGGGTAATAGCTACAGTCCTGTATGCTCCTTCACCCGTAATTGTTTGTACTGCATTATCGTCAAAACGAACATTAAGTACATCTGAGAAAACGTTAGGAGGAACAATCAAGGGTGATAAGTCTGTGTTAAGACCCCCCTTGCCTAGGTCTGTAATTGGTGTTGCCATATGGTATTCTCCTTTAGGATAACGTTAATTGTACTAACATTAAATTTTTTCTTTAATAAAAGCTCTAACCAATTGGCCAACGATATCTGATCTGACAATATCATCTACTGTAAACCTAATAATAGGTATTTCAATATTATGTTTTTCACATATATTACAGAAGCGAATAATGTTAGACCCGTTATCAATGTCTGATTGAGATGAGTCACCCATAAGAACCATCTTAGAGTTTTCACCTAGTCGTGTTGTTATAGCTTTAAGCTCATCAATAGTTAGATTCTGACATTCGTCAACTAACACTAAAGAGTTCTCGTATGATCTACCACGGATAGTTTCAAGTGGTTGTAGTTGTAATACTCCCTTAGCTTTAATGTACTCATATTTAGTTTTGCCTAGTTGTTTCTCTAGTACAGTAATAAGAGGCAATAGCCATGGGGTTAATTTTTCATTGATGTCACCAGGAAAAAATCCTAATGATCTACCTGTAGGTACATTACTACGGGTAAGAATAATGTTGTTATATTTTCCTGTTAGATATAGTTGTGCAATCTTACTTGCAGCACAATAAGTTTTACCTACACCAGCAGCACCTAGAGTAACCGTAATAGGAAACTCATCGATTGCTTCTAACAATAATCTTTGATTAAATGTCTTGGGGTAAATATGAAAAGCCTTTTCTTCACGAACAAACTTTTCATTACGCTGTTTGATACTACGTTTCAACATTATTCCTTTTTATTACTATTAGGTACCAAGTAAAGCACATTCAGCCTTGCGTCTTTTGTTAAGACCAGACAGCACTTTTCCTCCACCTTTATTCCATTTCATTAGCTCTTCTTTAGCGGCTTCCCAGTCTTGTTCATTAATCTTTCGTCTTAATGTACTTGTCTGCAGTCTACCTACACCTAAATTATAGCAGAAGTCAACAATGGCATTTAATTTTTTTTCATCTGTGGCTAACACAGGACAATACTTAAGTGTTCCGGGCAAATAAGTATGATGTAATTCTGCAAGTAATAACTTGTAAGCCTCAGGTTCACTCATAGGAGGATCCTGAAGCGTTACTTTTTTACCGTCAGCATAGTATGTACTGCCGTAGCCTATAGTGGCTACATTAGCAGGACATAAATAAGGCTTAGAACTAAAGCCTTCAAAATGTTTACACAAGTCTGCGGCTATAGTTAAGTTCATAGTCCACGCTTGCTGAGTGTTCTGTCAAGGAACCAGTAGTTAAGAGTACCAGAAACAAGAGCTGCAAAGTCTGCTGACATCATTACCTTGAATACTTCTACTGGAGGCATACCACTATACCATGAGTTATAAGCTAACCAAATATGCACAAATGACCATAGGATTAATATCCAGTATGTTACTACAGGTCGTACCGAAGCTGATAATGCGGCTACCCATCCACCACCAGCTGCTTTAACCATTTCTGTTTGTTGTTCAATAGCAGATTGAAAGGCATCCATGACACCAACATCAATAGCGGCTTCACGTTGAGCACCAATCTCAGATAATCTTTGTTGACCTCTCTGAGCTTCTAGTTGACACTGGAATTGAAACATATTCAGCTCATGTGAACGTTCATTCTTTTTGTCTAACCACTTGAGTACCTCAGGGGCTAGTCGGAATAAACCTCCAAACACTGATCCCAGAATACCACCACTTAAAATATCTAACATATACTATAATCCTATCTTACTTAATAATAAAGCAACAATCTTATTAGAAAGATCATCGGGAAGAAATTTAAGAAAACCTAAAAAGTATAAGGCTACAACACCATACACAAATATCTTTAAGCATAAATCAAATGTCTTCTGATACTCATTCATCTTCCACACCTGTGTGTAGTTGCACAGAAGTTTACTAATTCGTTAACACCAACAAACACTAAGAATAAAACAAAAAATACACCACCAATAATTATGGCTAGCTCATTCATTTCTTGTTCTTTTTCTTTAGCTTTCTTTTCTGCTCTCTTTAAAGCACTTATTTCTTTAGCATCAGCTAAGTCCATCTCTGCCTGTCTAGCTTTAATTTTATTCCAAACATCAATCTTACCTGTTTGCATAAAGAGCATCTTAAGTTCTTCTTCAAAAGCCTTGGCTTGGTCAAGTGCCATTTCAATCTGTAATGCAGTTCCCATGTTGGAACCCTTATTAGATTGTTTAGCTTGAAGCATAGCTTTTGTAGCTACACTCTTGGCATCAAACATCTTTGCAATCATTGGTGCCAGAGAGCCTAAGTCATTAGCTACTTTACTAGCTTTCTTGACCATACTAATTGCTGACTGTATACCCGCTAGGGCTGTTAGAGGATCAATCATTTTTTATTTTTCCTTTTCCATTCTAAACAAACAACTTTTCGATTGTATACGTCACCTGACCAAGACCATCTAGTACATCTGTATTCTTCTTTAATAGGAAGATTAAGTGCTATAATAAGGCTAATAGCAGAAATAAACATTACTTATGTAATTTATTTTCTATTACTAACCAGATAGCACCAAAGAAAGCGCCAACAATAATAATTGGTTTAACTGCTCTGGCAAGCCACTCAAGCACCATAAAAGCACCTTGAGCAGCATTAAAAGCTTTAACTACTTCATTAGTGCTTTCATCTAATTTATCTACTTTAACTTCTACTGCTAGGAGTCGTTCGTAGATTTGATTATGGGTTACATCTTCATTCATTTAAAGTCCTTAAGGTTCTATTGGCCATGTTATGTTCCAAGGAAAACCTTCTTGACTTGTTATGTCACGAAGAGATTGCCTATAAGTTGCCCATAATGTTTTGTTAATAGGTGCGTCTTCTACCTGAGTCCAGTCGGATTCTTTAAGCTTGTCATTACGTTGTTGACGTATTAATTTTGCTTGCTCTGAATCTTTTTGGGCTTTGTAAGCAGACTCTTGTTCAATAGCCGTTGTCTCACCGTTTACAAAGACGGGTCCAAGGATATATTTGGTGTACCACTTGCCATCAATCTGCTCAACACCAGAGGCTTGAGAGTATTGGTAAACAGTACCACCAGATGCTTGTGCGCCTTCAAAGACTACATCAGCACCCAAAGCCTCTAAGACTTCGGTTGTTGTTGTTTCCCATGATGGGCCACCATTGGCTTTTTTGTATGCACGAAATTCACTTTCGTACATGACTGCGCCTGATTCTTTAATTCTGATTTGCATTTTAATTCCTTATGCGAATGCCAAGAAGATATATGTTCCACCACTAGCATTTAACCCTGCGGGTGCGGCTGCTGTGACCTTAAAACCTGTGCTGTCGGTGTCAACATAGTTAGTCCCTGTTACCTCAACGGCTGCACTATTTAAACGCATATATGGGTCATTGCCTGATGTGATTCCACGAGTTGAATCGTATGTAAACCAATCGCCAGTTGAATCTGTGCGCTTAATTAGAATGAATCTTGCGCCTGATGTAAATCCGCAATCAACTGTTAAAAGTGCGCCTGTCCCTGTATATGAACCAACTTTAGAAACCCCTGCCGCTGTAGCAAACAGATATGTAAGAAAAGTAGCTCCACTTGCATTAACACCATTGTATGTACCCAATGAAAAAACAGAACTTGTTGGGCTTGTACTATTTAAAAAAGTTGAAAATCCTGTATTTACAGCACCTGTTGTATTTAATGACAAACTTGATGTTGCCCCTAATGTTGCTGAGTAAACCCACCAATTGTAAGTGGCATCAAATCCAGAGCTTCTACTTTTAATTAGTATCAACTCAGGTGCAACGCCTAAGTTATGGGATAAAGTTCTATTAGCACCTGTTCCTGTGTAACAAACGATGTCGAACACAGATGGCGCACGTTTAAACATCCATTTTACTGATGTGTCCCCTGTTGTAAAATTCCAACCTCTAGCACCAGTATCTGCACCAATAGAAATGCCATCCATGTCTAAAGATTTTAAAGCTGTAAGGTTATAGGTGTATTCTGTGAAATTATATTCAGTAAACAAATTCTGGGTAACACCACGCAACCTATCAGCTATTTGCTGACCATAATTATCAACGCTACGAACACCATTGATTACCATATCAGGTGAAAATCCAACTCCTGTAATTGAT